TTTACGCACTGGGAGATGACAACACGTATAGCGTGTCGGAAGAGGCTGTGGAGTGGTTCAACTTCGAGACGGTGCAGCAGTACTTTGAATCCATCGGTGTGACTTACACCCCGGCGGACAAGGGGGACCGCTCGTACCGCAGTGAGGTTATCGGCAACGCAACCATCGGCAAACGCACATGGGTCTACGACGACAGGGAAAAGCTCTGGAAGGCACCGCTGGAACGCCCCAGCATCCTCAAGAGCCTCACCATCCGTCTGAAGTCCAAGATGCTCACCCCGAGCGCGCAGCAGAGGGCGGCGCTAGACAGCGCGTGGATCGAGTTCGCCCAGTACGGACCCGAGCACTACGCGTGTGCAGCGGACGCTCTCAAGCCGGTTTTTCCAGACATACCTGCCCCTGAGTATGGTGTACTGATTGACCGGCAGCGCAACTACGGATTCACGCCGTGGCTGCCCGATCAGGAGGAGCTGGCGCCCCTGGAGGTCATTCCTCTGGGTGGTGAAACCAACCCTCCCGGGTGGACATGGAAGCAGATCGTCGGCGGAGCCGCATTTGCGGCTGCCGTCGCGATGGCCTGGAAAGGCCCCCCCCCGACAAACCCCATTGAAGGGGCTAAAAGAACGGGAAAGGTGGCTGCCATCGACGACGTGAACTTCGGCAAACTCTACGTCTCTGAGATGCTCTTGAATGAGCACCCCACTGAGTTCATAAGGACCATGTTTGACCAGGCCGGGTATCCGTACGGCGTCACAGACTCCATCCTGCGTGGCTTCGGCCGCAAGAAGCGCAGGGTGGTGGTCAAGATTCCGTACGAGCTCGCCGATGGTCTCATCATGGTGCTGATGGACAAGTGGAGGCTATCCAGGGACGCGTCTGACGAGGATATCCAACGAATCGCAGACACAATCGAGGGCTACTCGCGTATGTCCCTAAAACCAAACCGCGACGTTGAGGCTGATCACGCTCCCCGACACCGGACTCCAAACCGGGAGGCGAAGCGGCCACGACGTAACAGCTGGGCCCCGTCCTAAACCCTATTTAGGGATGATTTAAGCTGTGATCAACCCGGAGCCAAACCCAGGCAGCATTGAGTCAAGCTGCTTGGTAAACACTGACTCGCCGACAACAACCAAAATCAAGGGCAAAACTCCACGGGGGAAGGAGGGGGAGCCCACATTTCCCAAACTACCCTGACAGAGGCGAAGGATGTCCCACAGGCAACCATCACCACTTCAAGTCCACCGCATCAGACGGAGCAAACTGCAACCTTCAAGGATAAGGCCGACATCTACGGTCTAGACCTGGACGCAGAGCGCGACGAGACGTACAACGACGGCTACGAGGATAACGTCCCACTGGGCGATTTTCTCTCGCGGCCTGTGCGCATCTTCGACGACGTCTGGAGCGCTGGCTACACCACATCAGTTTACCAGCAACACTTCGATCCGTGGACGCTGTGGCAGTATGACAGTAGGGTCCGAGCAAAGCTCGAGAACTACGCGTATGCCAGCTTCGACCTCAAGCTGCGCTTCATGCTCAACGGCTCACCATTTCAGTACGGACGCCTGCTGGTGGTGTACGTCCCATACGGCGCTGGAGACGCGTTTGCCACTGCAGACGTGCGCCAGCGACCAAACCAAACCGCGCAAGCGGCACAGCAATGGTATAACACGTCGGCGTCAGGACGCGTCGAGGCTATGTTCCAGCACTTCTCGACATACCCACATGCGTTTCTGAACCCC